GACAAAAGACTACTCCTAGACCCATGGCATAACACTCTGGTTATCTAAGATTAATCGTTTGCCCAGGAAAAATTATTAAAAATCCGCCAAAATTTTTGAATCTCTAGAGTACACATAATAGTCTAATAAGTCTCCTCGTATTCTTCCATAAAATACACATAATCGTGTGGTGGTGGTTGAACATCAATCCCAACGAGGGCAATATTGACTTTCTTTCTAAAAATATTAAATTCTCCCTGCCCATAATGAAACATGAAGCGAAGAGCATCAACGATATTTAATTTTAATTGCTCTTCGGGATCCAAGGTGTCAGTGACCCAGTTCACCAACTCACGAATGGTGCGGCGCTCAATTGGAGCGAGAACCCATCGTCCATCAAATCGAAATCCTCTCTTAAGAAAAGACAGAAGCTCGACTTCTTTGAACGGTGGACTCTCAACTGCAACCTTATCCGCACTAGTGTAAGTGATGTTCCATTTCGCTAACACGGAAGTCATTGAATTTTGATTAAAATAAGGAAGGACTTCCGGCTTGGCTGACACAGCGTTATCATCGCCAAAAACCGTCTCCGCTACGTGTGTCGAATAGCTGACGAGAGACTGCAACCGTCTAGGTGCTTTGAGTTTGTACATTGTCTCAAGATATACAACTCTTAAAAGAAGCGCATTGCAAATAGAGTTCACTATTGCTGTAACAAATGAACCCGACGGCATTCCACAATGCTTTTGAATTATTACGCCTCTCAAACTTGAATACGCATGAATCATTTCATCCATCATCACGCGTCTGACTCGAGCGTTTTCTTCTCCGTCGTTATACCAGTCATTAATCAAATCCACTGCGGCGCCCATCAATTGTGGGGACAAAAATCCATCCCAGTTTTTATAATCACCATCCCATCCGTATGGCGAGTTTTGTCTCAATCTATGAAACAACTCCCGCCATTCAGATGAGTCAGCATTTATACCAACTGAATGGAATGAGTACACCCTACCTTTGATGAAGGCCGCATTGAAATCGAGAAAATACATTCTGCCAACGATTGTATAGTCTACTGGAGCCATCATAAATGTGCGCGTATTCCCAGCTTTGATTTTAGCTATGGGCCGCCGCTCATCCTTCAGACAATTCGACCAAATCGTAACATAACGCTTCCCAGCTTTATAACTTTGAATTCGTCGCTCGATTTCATTTTTGAGAGTCAAAGATTTTATTGTTGCGTAACCAGATTGCTCATCGATGTTAAAAAGATAAGCTTTTCCACTCTCATTTCCAGGTCTACTGAACACGTAAGGGATTCCGGGACTAGTCTTCATATCAAGCCGGTCATAATGATCGATATTGAGTCCATTAATGGCCTCTTCTACCGATAAAATGCCGGGCTCACGAAGAGCTTTAAACTTCATGAATTCTAAGCCCAGATTCTCTTTCGCTGCTGCCACAAAGCCCACAGGGAGAGCGCGATAATACCCTCCATATTTCTTTACTCCTGCGATTAGAGGATCAATTTTAACCTCCAACCTAGGGTCTCTTGGTGACAAAACCGATGGTTCAGTTTCGTGGGGGAACACACTATCGTATAATAGTGACGGTACGATATGTGTTTTGTGCGGTTGTACTTGTTTTCGGATAGTATACCGCTCAATCGTAAAATTTCCCACGTCTAACGATTGCTCTCGGACATCGATTGATTTCTTAATAAAACTCGATTCATCCAGGTCCTCAGCACTGATTTGATTTGGTAGCTTCTTCCATAGGTTCTCTAACATCTCGTAAGTTACTAAGGAAACTATGGCTCTCGCCTTATTATGGGTACCAGCACTGTGAATACCTATAATCTTCCTTGGACAGCGCGGATTCAGAGCAATTGACACTCCTCCACATTGACCACGTGATGTACGTGCGGCCACTGTCCAACAATCTCGAACGACAACTTGAGATGGTTCTAAAGTATAGGAGATACGCTTGTCGTTCGCTTTCGTTTCTCCATCATAATAAAATTCACGTCCCTCTATATCTACATTTACATTTGTTGTTAATAAATTAGTCATATATTGTAAATCCGCATCTTTAATTAAAAATTTTCGGTTGTCTTTACCAGTTTTCATTTGGATGCCACAATCGTATAAGGCAACATCTTGCTTCCCACTAATCCAGTTCTTCGGATCGAATTCGATCATATACTCCTCATCTTTTCGTTTGATAAGAAGATAATCACCAACTTGGATATGGCGGCGAAAATGCTCATTTAGCAGCAGAATTTTTCCAAATAAATGAAAGGCATTCTGCTGATACTTGACCCTCGCCACCTCATCTTCATCGAATCGAAGAACCATCACGTAGTACATTCCAGGAAAAATGCGATGATGAATAATGTCATCAGCATTTGGATCAGGTGTTGATTGCTCCTGAGAACGCACTACTTGTGGAAGTGCTTTCGGTTTTACAGCAGCTTTATTTGTTTGACCTCGATAATATTCTTTACCTTCAGCTACTGCAGGGATAGGTTTCCTAACTTTACCTTCCCAGTTTTTGAGAAATTCATCTCGTGATCCAACAACGTGTGTTTTAAAGAAAACTGGATCCATCTCTTCTCCATCTCGATCTGAAGCCTCATGAAACTTTTTAACAAATTTCTTAATATCGGCTTCATCAAAATAGTCCTCTGCTTCTGTATCTTCTTCATCCCATCCAGAAAGCAACTTATAACCACCATACACTACACCTATAGTTGTTAAAACTCCTAAAACAGAGGCTGCAATGTAGTGTTCTTTCCAGAAGTCAACAATTCTCCCCATCAAACTTTTCTCATAATTCTCGAGAACTTGTTCCACTTCTATCTCCTCCTCTGCTGTTATCA